GAAAGGTTTGCATATAAATATCTACATGAATAGACCACTCTGTGCCGCTTGTAACGGTAATCCAGCAGCAATAAACTACCGTTCTGGGGATAAGATTAGATATAGGAAAGTCTGTGACAGTTGCCTGCGTAAAGGCAAGAAGGGAAAGACTACTGTATCAGCTTGGCAACGTGCCGGCTACACAAAGAAGAACGCTTGTGAAAAGTGTAATTTTAAATCAAAACACCCGGAACAACTTTTTGTGTTTTATCTTGATGGAAATCTTAAAAACAACGATTGGTTAAACTTAAAAACTGTTTGTGCAAATTGCAGAATCGAAATTAACCGATCCAAGACTACTTGGCGTGAAAGCCCGCTAATAGCAGATCATTAACTTTTGTATACAATTCTCCAACAGTGCCATTGTTCTCAAGTTCATGGTTAAATGTTTGTCCTATCCAAGCCCATTCGCTGTGATGCACAGCTGGATATTGTTGTGGCATAAGCTGCCCGGCATCCTCTAACAACCATTGCCGATCTTCGTGTGTGGTGTTTTCGCGTAGGGCACAATCGTACCATTCAGGAAGTTCGCCCCGCTTGACCCAAACGCATGTGCCGCCATGTTTTCTAATTGCTTTTATTTCGTTGGGAAATCTAACATCGCTAATAACAATATCTTCGGTAGTTTTACGTAGCCTGTTTTCTAAACTGGCTATCCAGATGTCATTATGGAATCCGCGGCGGCATACTTCTGTGCCCCAAAGTTGAAGCATATAACGGGGTGTAAGGCGCGGCATATCTAGGCGTTTTGACCACCATGGATCCACTTGTTCTCGCCATTCTCTAGCCTCAGGAGTCAATCCTTCTAGCAGTTCTCTGTCCCACCCAAAAACTTGGGCCACTGCATCTTTGAGTGTGCCGGCAAAACTATCTCTAACAAAACCGTGCTTGGCCACTAGATAATTGGCTACTGTGTCTTTACCTGAACCAATGAACCCTGTAATTCCTATGATCATAAAAAATGCCCCTTACAGAGCATTATATTTTATTTGTTGCTAAAAGTCAAACCCCGTATTTGTTCTTTTTCTTTGCGGCTACCGGACTTGCTTTATTTGTTGATTTTAATTCTTGACTACGTAAGTCGCCACGATTGATGTCTTCAACATTTGCACCCACTGCTTTGTAGGCAAGGTTAAGCATGTCTTGATCCACTTTTGAGTAAGGGGCTGTGACTTTCCATTTTCCTACCCAGGATTCTTCGTCAACATCTGGCATAGTTTTACCGTCTGTACTAGCAACTGCCAGTCCTAGACGATACAGAGTGTAATCTCCGTTCCATTTTTTACCATCGGAAAATTTGTTTAATCCTCTGGTAGGCAGGCGCTGTCTATCTTTAAGATCGCCCATTGTTTCATTAATAATATCTCTAATTTTCATTACCCAATTACCCATGTAAGCGGCGTACTGCCATCGACATAATCTTTCAACTGTTGCTCGAGTGCATCCATTTCTGCTTGAGCTTCGGACTTTAATGCTGCACCGTTTAGCGTAGTTCCGCCCTGTGGACCAGCAATAGTTTGAAACTTTTCCCTAGCTTCGCCTAGTATTCTTTTAGCAAAACTATACGCATACTCCTGTAACCACGGAAAAGCATACACATCGTTAAACAACATCACATCGGGTTTTACATTATAGGTCCACATTAGTATTGTTTCACTTACTGTATCTATGTCAGGACTGTAAACTTGTGTTACTCTTAAATCATTTGTGTTTCCGCCGGTATTACTTACTGAAGTACTTGTTAAAACATTTTGTGCTGTGACAGTTACAGTTAATTTGTCTTCGCTTACAGTTACCGCAGTGTAAGTTCCGTTGTAACCTCCCACAGGACAGTTTCTTATAATAATGCTACCGCCAACAGTCATAGCTGTCCATGGATCTTCTACTACTATTGTTATAGTAGATCCTACTGCTGTGCCGTTAGCAGATAAAGATGTTAGGCGTCTATAATTAAATCCAACTTCGGGAAACTTACGTACCACTGTAAACTTTTTTGTTACAGGATTGAATGAGAAGTTAAGGTGCCCGCCAAACATACGCATAGCAAGTTCTTGGTATTGTGTAAACAGTTCGTAATTAACTAGTCCACCCACTCTACCTGCCACCAGCATATAGGTGTTAAGATAGCCGCTTGCAAACGGTTCAAACTGACTAGCAGTTGTGCCAGTTACGCTGCCAATGCCTCGACGGTATACTGCTCGTATTTGTTGGATCTCTGAAGGTAGTATATACTCCTGAGTTTCAGGAAGTAATTCCATAAATGCATAAGATTCTTCTGTGCTGTTTTGAGCACGTTGACGATATTTTACCAAGGCCGATTTTATTGCTAGCTCGTAGTGTTCTTTATCAAGCTCTACATCTACGAGTCCGTCGCCTAATCTTAAACGAATGTAGTCAATTATTTCGGCCCGTTTTTTGTTTAATGGAGTAAGTGCTTCGTCGTTGAACGCAATCTTACCTGCACTATTACCCCCGTTGGCGTTAAAAAGGCTACGTGTAACTAGCGCATTATTTTGCTTAAGATTTTCTTCTGTAGAAACGTTACCAGTAAAAGGTGTAGACATTCATGTTCTCTCGGTTCAATATATTTATTGAACTTTTAAGAGAACAGTATCCGAATTCATACGCCCGTTGCCCAAAGTTTCCGTGGCTTTGATATCTTCAAGAAACTTGCGTAGCTGCACTTTGCTAGCTTTGGCGAATTCTTTGAGCTTTTCTTCGGGTTTACGCAGAGTCTTGCCCACGCTCTTTGTTTCATCAAATCCAGTTAAACTGGTACCTTTAATACCCAACGGACCGTGCAAGCTGTCGGCTATGTACTTGTACAGTTTACGAGTTTTGGTGTTGTATGCCCAAAGCTCTTGTGCTCCAACAATATCCACAGGATTGATAGATACCAATTTCAGTGTCTTTTCTTCCTTCATGTACTTGAGCTTGCTAACAACTTTTTCTTTGTTAGGCGCACGTTTTACCCGAGCCTTTTTAGTAGCTTTCTTTACACTACGATATTGATCCAGTGCATCTAGTATGCTTTGGATAAAAGCATGATGTCGTTTGTAGTCAGCTGCTTTGTAATGACGATATGCTTCTACGATTTGCTCGTCTGCTTTGCCCAAGGCTTCACCTAATTCAGTTTTACGTGCCATAAACAAATCTTCGAACTTTTTAATCTGGCTCTGGGGCACAGTATTAGATACAAGATAGTCGTAAGCTTTTGGGTCAACAGTGCCGCCTGCAACCACTTCATCATACAAGCCTTCAAAATATGCTAGATGCTCACTGGTTTTCTCATTGAGACGATCTTGAATTGTTGGTGCTTTGATAACTACTGCGGGCTCCGGGGCTCTTGCGCCAGTTACAGTTTCTGCGGGCTCAGAGTCTGCTGAGTTGATTGCATTGTGTATTTGCTGTTTAAAATAGTTTAATTCTTTTTCACGGAACGGCATACCTTGCTTGTGCGACATAAGAAGGCCGTATGCTGTCATTGTCATGGCGCGGTCAGGGCTGCGAATAAAAGCACTAACATCTGCCTTGCTGTATTTTTGTTCTTGCATCCAACTCACTGCATGCTTCTTGAGATCTTTTTGTGCATAAAAGTAATTGTAATAGAAAAAACCTTTACGCAAGAAGTGATCAAACTCTGCTTGTGTCATTTTTAGAGCACGTTCTGTGTCCCACACTGGTTCGCCGCCTGTGTACTTTTCATCAGTAAACAACGGGTCTCTAGTTTTTTTGGGTGCTTTTTTGGGTGCTTTAACGCTTTGTGCTAGTGCCATTTGAATAGCTCCTTGTACTGTGCAAAATGCTATTATACTACTCTCTGGGTTTTTCGTCAAGCAATGTTGCAAAAACAAGCCACCCTTGCAATTCTTGCAACTGTTGTTGCACTTTTGCTAACTGTTCATCGTAGTGGGCGGAATGCCCAAACTTGCGTTTGTCGATCTGTAGCTTACTTAACTCTGTAACACTATTGTTTAAATTACGATACATTCGTTCCATCTGACGCTTGTTGGGCAGGTTATTCATTGCCCAAAGTGTTCGTCTGATTTCTTGGTCAATTTTGGGCCAGTCTTCTAAGGATCTAAAATCGCTCATGGTTTAAATTATACACTTTATCCTAATTTATGTCAATTTGGGCATTCGCTAAATACTAGATATTAGGATACAATTGTGCCAAGATTATCACTTTGGAAAGACGGTAAACATTCAAACGATTATAAGTTTATAGATCGCAGAGTAAGCGAAATGTTTACTGTTGGCGGCACGGGCATTTTGTGCCACAAATATTTAGGTACGTTTAGTGCTAATATAGCTGACGCTACTCCCGCACAACCATATTATGGTACTCAAAGCGAACTGAATATCCAGGACCTGTTGTTCTTGGAAAACAGAGATAGAAAGTACGACCCTGATGTTTATGTCATGCGCGGCATATATCAAGTGCAGGACAACAGTTTTGACTTGAGCCAGTTTGGATTATTTTTGCAAACAGGTACACTATTCATGGTTTTTCATATCAACGATATGGTAGCCAATTTGGGACGTAAAATCATTAACGGTGATGTTCTAGAATTACAGCATCTCTTAGATTATAATTCCTTGGATAATTCAGTCCCGGTTGCACTAAAAAGATTTTTTGTAGTAAGCGATTGCCAGTATGCCGGCGAAGGATTTAGTCCTACATGGTGGCCTCATTTATGGCGTGTTAAACTTAATCCGTTGACTGACAGTCAAGAGTACAAAGACATACTAAATCAGATAAAATCAGACCCGTTGAACGCTAATAGTTCTCCAATTGGTGATTATCTCAGTACCTTAGACAAGTATCAGCAAATTAACGATGCTATTATTCTACAAGCCGCAGACGATGTTCCTAACAGCGGGTACGACACTTCCGTATTGTATACCAAGGCAGTAATGCCTGAAGATGGTAGACCAGCAGACCCGCCAGGTACTAATTCTGCAGACGGTAGCACCAGTGCAGATACCACACTTACCACTGCTGATCAGCAGGCTCTTAGCTCTGATGCCAAGGTAGCAGGTTATATGAGCGGTGATGGTACAGCACCAAATGGTCAGGTTGTTGGCAACGGCATTGCATTTCCTGGTAATCCTAATCTAGGCGATTATTTCTTACGCTTAGATTACTTGCCTAATAGATTGTTTAGGTATGATGGTTCTAGATGGAACAAGATAGAAGATAAAGTACGCACATCATTGACACCGGGTGCAGAAAATCAATCGCAAATTAGCTCGTACATTAACAACAACAAGACCTGGGTTGATGCCAGCGGTAGAACTAGAAGCGAACGTGTAAGCCTGAGTCAGGCATTGAAACCAACGGCAGACAATTAATATGTACAGAGACTTTTTTTATGATGGCCAAGTTAGACGTTTTATTACGCAGTTTATGCGTATAATATCCAACATTCAAGTTGAATTTGGTGTTAATAGAGATGGTGTAAGGGCGTTACAGAGAGTGCCAGTATATTACGGAGATAGTTCTAGACAGGTAGCTAGTATATTAAAGAACAATTCCGAAAACATGTTAAATGCAGTCCCGGCATTGGCAGTGTATGTTCAAGCACTACAATACGACAGAGAACGTGTTCAAGATCCGTTTCTGATTAGTAAAGTTAGAATTCGTGAAAGATTGTATGATCCAGTTACTGGCCAGTACACCAATCAACAAGGTGACTTGGTCACTGTTGATCGTCCAATGCCTGTGCCTTATAAACTTACTCTCAAGGCAGATATCTGGACCAGTAACACCGAACAAAAATTACAACTATTAGAACAATTAATGGTATTGTTCAATCCGGCATTAGAAATACAAAACTCAGACAACTACGTTGACTGGGCCAGTTTAAGTGCAGTATTTTTAACAGATGTCACATGGAGTTCAAGAACTGTTCCTGTGGGCACAGAAGAACCAATTGATGTCGCTACCATGACATTTGAAATACCAATTTGGATTAGTACACCAGTGGCCGTCAAACAGTTTGGCGTTATTAAGAAAATTATTGCCAGCGTATACGATGCAGATGGTAATTTAAATATCAATGTTTTTGACAACGACGAACAATTAATTGGCAGAAAAGTTTTTACACCTCTTAATTACAAAGTACTTTATTCAAATAACGAATTACTTTTGTTGAAACCGGATGAGGTAGACAACAAACGCGGTGCCAAATTTGGTAGTAACGATTCATGGCCGGCGCTGATAGATGTGTATGGTCAATTGCGTAATGGTGTAAGTCAGATAAGACTAACTACAGTCACCGGCGACGATATCATGGGTACCATTGCGCTTAATCCAACAGACACCACAAAGTTATTATTTTCGCCGTTTCAAGACACACTACCGGCCAATACATTGAGCCCAATCAATGCTATCATTGACCCTTTAAATGTGACGGTAGGCAATGAGTTATTGGCTCCCGCCAACGGCACTAGATATTTGATACTCAATGATATTGGTAGCTTTGATAATCTTGAACCAGCGGTGGTGTGGCAAGGACCAAATAATCAAAACTTTGTGGCTCGAGCCAATGATATTATTCAATACAACAACGGCTGGACTGTGAGTTTTGACAGCTTATCTAACCCTGCAACAGAATATGTAACCAATCTGACTACTCAAATACAATATAGATGGCACGGAGGTGAGTGGACCAAGAGTGTCGAAGGCGTCTATAACGAGGGCGAATGGACTCTACTACTGTAAACTTCGAAGCCTGTGGTGCATTTATCTATTGCAACACTACACACAGATATCTATTTTTATTAAGGTCGGGCTCTAAACACAGCGGGTCTTGGGGATTGGTTGGCGGTAAAGTAGAGTCTGGAGAAACTGTAGCTCAGGCATTAGTTAGAGAAATTGGTGAAGAAATTGGATCGTGCATCACTGATCCAAAGTTGATGCCTATAGAAAAATTTGCATATCATACTTTTTTAATAGTAGTCGACGCAGAATTTATTCCTATATTAAACGAAGAACATCGAGGTTACGCCTGGGTGCCGCTAGATAATTATCCTAAACCCCTGCACCCAGGTGTATGGAGAACTTTTAATTTTAAAAGTATAATTAAAAAATTAAAAACAGTGGAACAAATTAAAGATCAGCTTCTAACACAAAATCTCTAAAATCAATAGCTCTAACATTGGTGCGATACTTCCACAGTTCTGGCATTCTAAAGTTTTTGGTTGGCGCTACTCTAATAAAATCTACATCGCTGTATGTTTCAAAAATTATGTTCATTGATTGCACCCAATAATCTTCAGTCACAGTCTGTGTTCTAGGCGGATATCCTGAGCGACCAGCGTACACATTGTAGTTGTAATTGGGAGTATCATTACCGTCAAATCCCAATAAAAAGATTTTTTTATGTCCATCAAAGCAGGCCAGATAAGTTGCTAGTGCGCCAGCGTTCCAGTTTGGGTTTTGTGGTATTAAATAAAACTTTTTAGGATATTCAGCCACAGCCCAACTACTAGCATATACTACATTTTCATTTACATAATCAGTCGTTGATACTTCTTTAACTACTTCTTTACCAGTTACAACTAAAAAATCTGGTCGATAATCTTGATACAATGCATTACATCCGTATGTTTGTAATCTGTTTAGACCGCGAGGGCCGGCACGATGATTGGCAACTAATCGTAAATCAACACCCAGTCTTGAATCACCGTTGCCGATAATCAAAGCTCGGTTGCTGACTTGCAAATTTTTAATTTGATTGGGAATAAATTCTGTGGTCTTTACCCAGTCGCCATTCTTGTGATCTAGGCTGGTTACAACATCTTCACCCAAATAATCTTTACGATATAATTGCTTTATTGTTTGCATAATTTTATTCCGGTTTAGGATACTTATCTTTTATTGCTTGTATTTCTGCACGCCATGCATCGTATCCACCGTGATACAAGGTGTCAAATTGATCAGCAAAGCTAGGGTATTCTTCCCTACGCAGTCGCTGATATTCTAGTGCATCATACTCGTCCTGTAGTCTAGCTATTTCTGCTTCTACTTGTTCCTGTGTTGGGCACGGTATTGTTTCATCTTTCCATTCAATGCCCGCATAACCCTCGCCTCGATGCACCCATTGTGCTGCGGGATACAAGCTAACTAGTGCTGCTGGTACATCAAAAATTCTTCTTGTTGCCATTTTTATAACCTCTCATGCTATTGCTATTATTGTTAGCACTGGGATACCAAGTTGAACGCCGCCGCCACCATCCCAGTATGTAGTTCCGTGTACACTTATTGGATTGCCAGAAGCATAACGCCTGAACTGCATTTTTAATGTTTTAGCACTTGTCCATGTTGCTTGTCTGCCAGTGTTAGCATCTGCATTGCCGCCAATTGCAACAGTCCATTCAAATGCAAATCTTCCTTCAGGATAAAAGCCCGATCTGCTGTGTCTTGCATAAACTACTTCTGCTGCATCAATAAAAAATTTATGATGGCTAATACAATGTGTTCCTGATGGCCAGTACCAGTTATATTCAAAAATATATTTGACTCTGGTAGTTCCTGTAGGCGGGGTATATGCGAGACTGGATCCCGTAATATCAACGTAAGAGTCCGTTCCAGTTTGTACCCCGGTGACGTTTTGAAAAGTGTACGTACCAGATCCTACTGTGACAGAAGATCCATCACACGGGCTACTTAAATATTCAATTATTTGACCTGGCTGACGAGGATAGCCGTTGACTAATACAGCGGTACCTGCTGAATTTTTAATATCGTCTACCCTTAGCGATGATGGCATCTTGATTCCTTTATATCTATTTACGCCGCTGCAATAATATCCAATTGGGGCATGCTAAAATTGGCAGCAGTTCCGGTGCCACCACCACCATCCCAATAATACGTTCCGTGCAAATTAGCATCGTTGCTGGCTCCGTAATTTCTTACCATCATGTATAATTTTTTAGGTGCAGTCCATGATGCCAAACTACCAGTATTTGTATTGTTTGTTCCACCAATGTTTATTGTCCAGGTAAAGGTACATCTATCTTCAATATATCGCCCAGATCTATTATGTCTAGCATTTATCACTTCATTGTTGTCAATAAAAAATTTGTAGTCATTGATTGCATGATCATTATCCCAGTATGTTGCAAAATGAAATCTATAGGTCACCTTGGTTGTGCCCGCAGGAGGCACATAACTTATCACTGATCCTCTTATTACTGCGTATGTCGTTGTGGTTGTTGCCGAAAGTAATTGCTGCGTAAATACGCTTTGAAATTTGTATGTTCCTGAAGCCACATTGACCGAAGACCCATCGCACACACTAGACAGGTATTCAATGATTCGGCCTGGTCGTCTAGGATATCCGTTGACTAGTAAATCTTGACCTGAAGAATTTTTAATAGTATCAATTTTGGCACTCATTGTGCTATCTCCGTCAGGTCCCACCCGTATTCCATGTACTGATGAACTAGATAATTTGTACTTGTTGATGACCAGTTTCTGTAACGTAATTGATAAACAACATTACCAGTTGTGCCAGGTCTGTCAACAAAAACTAGTTTTTGAGGTCCCCACCCAATTGTGTGGTAACTCCAACCATAATTATATTTTGTTCCGGTGATTGGCGTCAATACTGTGAAGTTTGAACCGCCGTCGGTACTTCTGTATAGTACCGTTACTAATGCGTTTGCCGCACCGTTCATCATTGTTGACCACCATTGTACTAGTATTTTACTTGAAGCCGATTCGGGACTAATCCATACTTTTAATCCTGCGGCTGTTTCCGACGTCGACGTAACCGAAATATGCGAAGTTGGCATGGTATTAGAGGAAACCGTTTGTATTACTTCCCCTGCACGTCGCGGAGAATAAAAAGTGTTGGCTGTGGTACCTAGTAATTTATTACCAGTGGGGATTATAACCGTTCCAACATTTCCCAATGATGCTATTCTGTTTGTTCTTACTACACCGGGCATTATGCGTAAATCTCCGTTAAAGTCCAGCCGTACTCCATATATTGATGAAGGAAGTAATTAGTGGCCGTACCTGATTGATTTCTGTAATTTACCCGATACGTCACAGCT